AGCGACCCTTGGACAGCCGACCATGTCGTACCTTCTAACCCCGATAGTTTGCTGTTACCTGCACATCGTTCGTGCAACTCACGCAGAGGCAACAAAATAAATGGCTGAGACAAGAGGGCGCAAGCCTAAACCCATAGAGCAGAAGGCTCGCATTGGTAATCCGGGCGGAAGGAAACTACCTTCAACTGATGTCATCCCTGTAATAACAAATCGTGATATGCCTACTCCTCATCGCCCGCTAATAGAAAGTGGGCCTGGATTACAACTGTGGACTTCTATTTGGACTTCGGGATGTGCGTGGCTTCGCAGAGACACTGACATTGAATTAGTGATGATGACTTGTGAACAAACTGACGAGCGAGCAGTATTAAGAACGAAAGTGTTTAGGGAACAAGAATGGCGAGACAGAGCCTCACTAAGAACATTAGAAAAGATGATTGCCCAAAACCTTTCTGCGCTAGGATTCTCACCTACAGACCGAGCCCGACTAGGAATGAACAATGTCTCCAATGACGCAATCCAAGACTTCCGTGACCGCATCGCAGTTAAAAGGGCTTCTGCCTAAAAAGGAATGGGAACCGACCTATTTCACTAAACGCCACAGCGACACTTCAGATGGTGACGATGTTATTGACTTCGCTTATGAATGGTTGAGAGTTTCTAAAGGGGTAAGGGCGGGTCAGCCTTTAGAGTTTGTTGAATGGCAACAGTGGTTGTTACGGGCTTTGCTTGAACGCCGAGACAATAACCGCTTGCGTTATCGCCGTGCAGTTATCGGTCTGCCAAGAAAGCAAGGCAAATCCCTTATGGGTTCAGCCCTTGCGCTTTATGGTTTGTTCGCTGGTGAAGCAGGTGCGGAAGTGTACTCCGCTGCTGGAGATAGAAAGCAGGCTCGCATTGTATTCAACGAGGCTCGGGAACAAGTAGTTAAGTCTCCAGTGCTGTCTGCCCACTGCAAGGTTTACCGTGACGCTATTGAAGTTCCGGCATTCAACTCTGTGTATCGGGTGCTATCCGCTGACGCTAAATCTCAGGCTGGTCTAAACCCTTCTCTAGTTATCTTTGACGAACTATGGGTGCAAAGGAACGATGACCTTTATGACCAATTGACATTAGGTTCGGGTGCTCGTGTAGACCCAATGATTGTTTCAATTACTACAGCAGGTTATGACATCAACACTCTTTGTGGAAGGTTGTACGACTACGGCAAGGCTGTAGCGCAAGGAGATGAAGTAGATGAGAACTTCGGTTTCTTTTGGTGGGAAGCACCTGCTGATTGTTCTATCACAGATAGGAGTGTGTGGGAACAGTGCAATCCTAACTTGGCTTCAAAACTCATAGACGAAGACGACCTTGAAACATCTGCACGGCAGTCAAGCGAAATGGCGTTTCGTAGATTCCGATTGAACCAATGGGTACGAGCAGAAGAAAGTTGGCTTCCTGCAGGCGCATGGGAACGGCTAGTGGGCGAAGTAGAGATTGACCCTGATTTGGAAACTTGGGTTGGCATTGACATGGCATTGAAGCACGACAGCATCGCTGTAGTCATGGCACAGCCTCAAGGGGAGAAGGTTGCAGTCACAGCCAAAATATGGCACCCATCTGAAAAGGCTGTGGATGTGGCATCCATCGAGCATTACCTTCGGGAAATACATTTGAAGTACAACATTAAAGAGTTCGCTTACGACCCTGCTTATTTTCAGCGTTCCGCAGAAATCCTTATAGATGATGGGCTACCGATGGTTGAATACCCACAAAGTAGTCAGCGCATGATTCCAGCCTGCGGTCACACATACGAACTCATCATCAACAACAAAGTGGTGCATAACGGTTCTCCAGTTTTCACAGACCAAGTCCTGTCAGCAGCGCAACGAATGACTGATACTGGCTGGCGATTGAGCAAAGGCAAAAGCCACCGAAATTCAACAACTGCCAATCCCAAGTGTGTTTATTAAACCGAACGATGACCAAAATATGTTTGAGTTCGTGCATCAAGTTATTGCCACATTGGCTGTGCATGGTAACGCTTTTATTTATGCACCTCGTAATGCTGGCGGTGCTCCTGTTGAAATGCGTTGCCTTCACCCACTTTTAGTAGAGGTGACAATGGGAGAACAAGGCAACCGTAATTATTCTTATGGGAAGATAATGATAGATGGTGATTCTATGTATCACATCTCGTGGCTTCGTTTTCCTAATCAGGCTTACGGCGTTTCACCTTTAGATGCAATGCGTAACATTATTGGAACGGGAATTGCTATTGACCGTTTCCTTGCACAGTTCTACGGAGATGGAGCGACACCTTCTTCGGTATTGGAAACAGACCAGCAAGTAACAATGGAGCAAGCAGAAATTTTGCGAACCACTTGGGAAGATTCACATTGGAAAAGGCGCAGACCTGCAGTTCTCGCAGGCGGATTGAAGTGGCGTTCAGTTACAGCATCCGCTTCCGATATGGACACAATGGAACATCGTGAATCTATTGTTCGTGACATTGCACGGGCATACCGAATCCCACTTCATTTGATTGCTGGCACAGGCGGAGACAATCAGACTTACCAAAATGTGGAGTCGGCAGGTATTAACTTTGTTCGCCACACTTTGCTTCCTTGGATGCACCGTCTTGAGGACACGCTTAGTTCTATGTTGCCAGCACCGCAACGAGTTCGTCTTAACGCTGATGGTTTGATGCGTGGAGATTTGAATTCAAGAGTTATGGCTCAGCAAATTCAAATTCAAACTGGAACTTTGTCTCCGAACGAAGCACGACAATCTGAAGGTAGAGAACCATACGAAGGTGGCGACAACTTCTATTACGGTCAAAACCCATCTTCAATTGGCGTAGACCCTCTCCCACCAACAACCATCAACGCAATACCTATATAACCAAAGGCAATTATGAAATCAGCAAACACAACCGTCACAACAACTGCAACACTATTGGTAGCAGCCGATAACAAAAACAGAACTATCTACATCCACCCCAACGCTTCTGTTTATATCGGCAACTCAGCCGTAACGAACACAACTGGTTTCCATTGCCTCTCCAATACATCAATTGCAATTGAGTTGCCCGTGAACGAAACAATCTATGGAATTACAGCAACAGGCACAGCAACAGTTCTGACTCTTACACCTGATGTGGATTAGCCATGATTGAACTGCGTTTGTTACCTGACAATTACCGACCTGCATTAGCAGAAGATGTACCCGAAGGTAGTGCTTGTGGTAACTGTTCTTTCTACGATGAAGAAAACATAAGCGAAGACGGGGCAAAGGCTTACTGCACAAAATGGGATGACTATGTTGATGGTGGTTATTACTGCAACGCTTGGCAACCTCACGAAGAAGAAGACGAAGAAGAAGAAGACGAAGAAGAAGACAACGGCTACATGGAAGAACGAGCCGTAAGTCTTGAACCACCCACTTACATGAGGAATGCTGCTAAACGAGGATTAGAACTTAACGCCGAAGGTTTCGGTGGTGATGGTCTTGTTGATGCGACTATTGCTTCTGCAAGAAAAATGGCTGCTGGTGAAGTGTCAATAGAGAAGTGGCGAAAGATTGGCCCTTGGATAGCAAGACACCTAGTTGATTTAGATGCACCCAAGAATAACGACCCAAGTGATAGTGGCTATCCGGGCGCAGGCTTAGTTGCTCATCTTCTTTGGGGTTCAGGGCCATCTAAGAAAAATGCGCAGAGAGCAATGGCTCACGCAATTATGGTGGTTGAAAATTACGATGAAGAACAACGAGCACCTGCACCAAAGAAAGACCAAATAAAAGGCTCCGATAAAAACGAGCCTGGTTCTGCAAAAGGTAAAGAGGGAAACATCTCTCTTGATGCAAATACTGAAACGGCATTAAACAACAAAGCCGAAGAACATAACGCAAAGATGAAGGAAGCAGATAAACCAGTGTGGACTCGGGTGCGAGTTGGTGCGCTGAAGTCTGTATGGCGTAGAGGCGCTGGTGCGTATTCCACTTCTCATAGACCAGGAGTTTCAAGAGCAGCATGGGCAATGGCGAGAGTGAATGCTTTTATTTACCTATCCGGCAGTGGTAAACCTCAGAACCCTAAGTATGTGACGGACAATGACTTGCTTCATTCGGAGCACCCCAAGTTTTCAGATGCCCGTTCCGCATCTGGGATACCCGATAACATTATTGAAACTTCACAAGGAGAACAAATGTCAGATGAACTTGAATTAGATACCGACACCACAGTCCAAGAAACAATAAGCGAAACGCATACCGTTGAGTGGGTTACGAAATCTATTGACGGCACTAGAAGCATTGCTTATTCAAATCTTGAAGTCAGGTCTGAAGGAGATGGCACCACCTTGGTTGGTTATGCTGCGATGTGGGATACCGCATCTCAGGACTTAGGTTTCACTGAGTATGTGACTAGGGGCGCATTCACCAAGACGCTTAAAGACGGTGCTGATGTTCGTTTGCTATTTGACCACGATGGTGCGCCACTTGCCCGAACTAAATCAGGCACACTGCGATTGAGCGAAGATTCACGAGGGTTGAAGGTTGAAGCAGACCTAGACCCAGCAAACCCATTAGCACAGCAAATAATGTCGGGGCTTCGTAGAGGAGACCTTAACCAAATGTCGTTCGCCTTCCGAACGATTAAAGACAATTGGAATACAGACCGTTCAGTGCGTGAACTTCGTGAAGTGCAACTTTATGATGTCTCGGTAGTCACTTACCCTGCTTACGAGGAAACTATTGCGGAACTTCGCAACATGCATTACACTGCGCCTAGTGCACCGACACGCTTGCGCCGACAGCAAGTTGCGATTGCACGACTTAAATAACTGCCGAAAGACAAGCCGAGGGTTGAATCTCACTTGGTATTTCACCGTTGAAATAATCCCACCAATTCAGAAGGAATTACCAAATGTCATACTTGACAAATCTCCATGAAAAGCGTGAGGCTCTTGTTACTAAAGCAGAGTCTTTCGTTCAACTAGCCGAGCAGGAAAACCGTGACCTCACGCCTGCCGAAGACACAGAAGTAGCCGAGGCACTTACCCAAGTTCGTGACCTTGATGCTTCTATCGCACAGCAAGAAGAACTCGCTGAGCGTTCAAAGCAGGCTGCCGAAGCACGAGAAAATGCAGGCATCAAGCCAGCAGTAATCAAATCAGAAGCCCGCACATACTCGCCAACAGCAACGACTTCGTTCTTGCGTGATGCGTATTCAGCACAGTTCAACAATGACTATTCTGCACAAGAGCGTCTCGCACGCCACATGCAGGAAGAAAGAATTGAACGCCGTGATGTCACATCATCAGCATTCGCTGGTCTTGTGGTTCCACAGTTCCTCACCGATTTGGCTGCTCCGTTCGCTCGTGCAGGTCGTGTAACAGCAGACCTCGCTCGTAAGCATCAACTTCCAGCCGAAGGCTTGACAATCAGCATCAGCAAAGTAACTACTGGTACAGCAGTTGCATTGCAGACTGAAGGTTCAGCAGTTCAGGAAACAAACATTGACGACACAAAACTTGACCTCACAGTTAAGACCTTTGCTGGTCAGCAGAATGTTTCTCGTCAGGCAATTGAGCGTGGCACCAACATTGACTCGCTTGTTATGGCAGACCTTGTGTCCGCATACCATACGACATTGAACACCGCTGTTGTTGCAGAACTTCTTGCATCTGCAGGACAGACAGTTACCTACACCGATGCTTCACCGACAGTTGCAGAGTTGTATCCGAAATTGGTTGATGCGATTCAGAAGGTTCAGACAACATTCTTTGCTGGCCCTAATGTCATCATCATGCATCCACGCCGACTCGGCATGATTCTTGCTGCTGTTGATGGTCAGAACCGCCCACTTGCAGTACCAACCCCATCGTCTTCAGGTCAGCCTGCATACGCTTATGGTTCAGGTGCACCGCAGTACGGCAACTCTGGCTACAGCATCCTCGGATTGCCTGTCTACACAGACGCAACTGTCAGCATTGTTCAGGGAACTGGAGCAGACCAAGACACCATCTACATCGGTAACTCGCAAGAGTTGCACCTTTGGGAAGAAGGAAGCGGAGAGCCAATGATGCTTCGCTTTGAGCAACCAAAGGCTGCCGAACTAGATATCACCATGGTTGTGTACGGATACAGTGCTTTCACTGCAAACCGTTACGCAAACGCATGGGCACAAATCAACGGCACAGGGTTAATCACACCAACCTTCTAGCCCAACATGCTGTGGGCAGGTGTAGGTTTTACCCTTTCTCCCTGCACCTGCCCCACCAGCAAAAGGAACAATTATGAGCACACAAGTTGAAGCATTGCTAGCCGAGCGTGAAAGTTATGTACGCCGAGGTCTTAGCAAAAGAGTCGCATCAGTTGATGCTGAACTTGCCAAGTTCGGTATCGGTGTTGAAAGCGCTGCTGTTGAACCAAGTGTTGAAACTGCTAGCCGAGCAAAGCCTCGTGCTCGCAAGCCTGTAGATGAGTAATGGCAGTCACGAACGGCTACTGCACTTTGGCAGAAGTCAAGGCTGCACTTCGCCTTACCGACTCAGCCGATGACACTCTTTTAGAGAACTCAATTGAAGGGGCTTCTCGCCGTGTAGACGGCTATTGCGGTAGGTGGTTTTATAAAACTAGCGCCACAGCAATTGCGTTGATGCCGTACAATTTTTATTATGTCCCAGTTCAAGACATTGCAAGTACCACTGGATTGATTGTCAAAACTGACGACAATGGTGACGGAGCCTTTGAAACAACTTGGACTCTCGGCACCGACTACATGCTTGAGCCAACTAACGCCGTATTAAACGGCAGGCCATATAGGCGCATCACCGCTATTGGCTCCAAGTCTTTCCCTATTACCATTGTCCCTGACCCACCACATGTGCAAGTAACAGCGCAATGGGGTTGGGATGCAGTCCCTGACGATGTCCGTGAAGCAACACTGTTATTGACCATGCGTGGCTTTGCCCGATACAACGCTGCTCTAGGCGTAGTCGGCTTCGCTGACATGGCAATCCAAGTCCGAGCCGTAGACCCCGATGTGCGTGAGATGCTAAACCCATATCGCCTGCTGACAGTCGCATAATGCCTGCCACAGTTAGCCAAGTTGCCACAGCGCTTAAAACAGCCTTAGCCACGATTTCAGGACTTAGGGCGTACTCGTACCAGCCCGAGCAGTTAAACCCCCCTATCGGCTTTCCAGTGCTGAATACGGTGACGTATCACGGGGCAATGGGTGGAGGTTTAGTCACAATGGATTGGACTATCAATGTTGTTGTCGGAAGATATGTAGACCGAGTAGCACATGCCACCCTTGACGGCTACTTGTCTTACAGCGGGGCTACTTCAATTCGGGCTGCTTTAGAAGCAGACTCAACACTCGGCGGAGTAGTTCAAAACCTAATTCTTTCTTCCGCAACTAATGTTTCCGCATTGGAACAAGATGACGCAGAATTCCTACAGATATCGTCTACACTTACCGTGTACGCATAAGGAGACATATGACTACTTACAAAGTAACAAGCGACAACTTCACTCTCGCCCCTCTAGGTGCAAGTGTTACGGTTGCTGATTTATACGGCTTGAACATTGATGCGCTTATCTCTGGTGGGCATATTCAAGAACAAGCAAAAGTCCCGACATCCAAAACTGAAACTAAGGAATAGGAAACACAATGGCTGTCCTCTCACTCAAAGATGCAACAATCTCAATCAACAGCGTTTCGCTGTCTGACCGCTCCAATAATGTGACGGTCAATTACGAGATTGACTCAATTGAAGTAACTGCCTTCGGAAGCGGTGGTCACACCTTCGCTGGGGGCTTACAAAATAACAGCGTTGAGATTTCGCTGATGCAAGACTTCGCTGCTTCCAATGTTGAAGCCACCGTTTATCCACTTGTAGGAACCACGACAACACTGGTCATTAAGCCAACTTCATCTGCAGTTGGGGCTACGAACCCTTCGTACACAATCTCAAATGCTTTCCTTGCATCCCACACTCCAGTCGCAGGCGCAGTTGGAGAATTGGCAATGACGACATTGACATTCACTGGCGGAACCATTGCTAAGGCAGTTTCGTAATGGCTGTCCTTTCACTTAAAGATGCAGTTATCACAATTAACAGCATCGCCGTTTCAGACCACACGAATAATGTCACCCTGAATTATGAAGTTGATTCAATTGAAATCACCGCCTTCGGAGATTCAGGACATAAGTTCACGGGCGGATTGCAAAACAACTCCGCCGAGATTGCGTTGATGCAAGACTTCGCTACATCAATTCCAGCAGG